AGATTTTAACTTTTATAATGAAAATTCAGCTTCAAACGCACAGGGATACAACCTAACGTTCATGGATACCACCATGACTCTAAGGTATGACAATGGAAATCCCCTCGGCGGTGGAGCAGCCACGATCCCTACTATTGTTGGTGCTTTCAGAAAGGTCAATATCTTCTTTGAAAGGGGTGTGATCTCCGTGTCCATAGATGGAACTCAGTATCTGTACCACAAGGAAACGGATGGTTTCAACCAAGGTCTCGGGGTCGCTTCACGTGTCGTGAGTACAACCGGCTCCGCTTTTGTGAACCTCTTCATAGAGCAGAATGCCGGTGACTCAGCCTTCAAAAATCTTAGAATCGTTAACGGACGATTCATATCCGATAAAACGAGTAACATCGCGTTCATAGGTGGTAACCTGGGCGTGGGTGTGAACTCCCCAAAAGAAGCCCTCGATATCCGAGGGAACATGCACTTCAATAGGGTCTCCAACGTCTCGCAAATCAAGGTGGAATCCAACGTGGTGACCGAATACACGGGTCCCCACGATCGACCCCTGCGGAAGTACCCGGAGGTGGCTATGACGGCGAATTCTGATAGTGGATATGTGGCCAGTGCGAGTTCAACGGTAAACGATGATGGAGCCGCATACCCGTCATTCGCCGGAGATGGTGGAACGACGTCATGGACGAGTCAAAATAATTTATTCGATACTAACGATCCTTATACAGCTTTAAATGCGGCATCCTTATTCGATGGCCAACGTGGTGAATGGATTCAGTTACAATTACCCAATGCTATCAAGGTTTCATATTTTAAGATAATACCTCGTTCTACAGCCGGTGGCACAAACGCCGCCCCCGAAGACCAGACTAAACGTGGCTCTTTATATGGTAGTAATGATGGAACGAACTTTACTAAACTTGTTGACTATGGCGACCTTGATTATGGTGGTGCAACCGGTCAAAATGTTCAAATTATACATGTTAACGCGACTGAACATTATAAGTATTTGAGACTCTTGTGTACTGCCCGCTATGGAAACTATAATAATCAGCAGTGGGTTGGTGTTGGCGAACTTGAATACTACGGCCACGAAGAAGGCAGTGGCTCCCTAGACACCACCCTAAAGTCTGTGTACAACGTGCCGGCGACCGCGGGGACCCAGTTGGAGGTCTACTATGATGCGAAGGACTTGGATAATGGAAACGCCCCTACGAATCCTGTGAACCTTTCTCCTAATACTAACAATGCTACACTAGGTGGAGACCCACAGGTTTCAAATGGAGCTTTTGTATTTGACGGGACGGGAGATTACATAACCGGAACACATGGATTAAGTGTACCCGGACAACCCGTACATTCACAATGTGTATGGTTTAAGATAACTGGAGACACCTCTGATTACCAATACATTTCTATTATTGGAACATCAAATTCGACCAACCAAGCTGGATTAGTTCTATTGAATGATGGTACAACCCTTTTAGGGAATTATTATGGTGGTGATCGAGTAATCACAACAATTACCCAAAATGTGTGGTATCACGCGGTATTGGTTTATACTGGAACTACTACCGATGCGGCTAAATATTACATTAACGGTGTGGAAGTAATTACTACCGGGTTAAGTGGAGCAGCTCCAATTACACCTACAATCACAGGTACAACCCTTAGATTAGGTGCTAACACTGCTGGTGGACAAGAACTCAACGGCTCCATCGCGAACTTCCGTCTCTACTCCAAGGTCCTGAACGCCGACCAAGTGAAGGAGTTGTACGACTACCAAAAGGATTACTTTTTGGGGTCCAAGTCCCAAGTGACCCTGTACAAGGGACACTTGGGCGTGGGGGTCACCGAACCCTCGGGCCAATTGGAACTCGCGGGAGATGAGCGGATTCAAGAGTATCCTCCTAGGGGGATGACAAACCCTAGTACATATATCGAAGGACATGGTGTTTTTAAAGCGTATGGATTCCAACCACACTCAAGTTATCCCGCGTGGCAGGCCTTTGATCACACCGGCAACCTGACGTCCGTATGGTATTCGGATAGTTTGAGTGAATACAGCGGTACTGGTGACTATAGTGGTTCAACACAATTAGCACCAGAAACCGTTAAAGGTGCTTACATAGTTTTAGAAATGCCGTATGAAATCGTCCTAAAACAGATAAAGTTTTGGCAACAGTTTAATGGGTCTCATGTATGGGATAGGGGTGTTTATTATGCAAAGTGTAACCCATCGGATGAATGGACGGCAATTCATAACGTCACCGATCGACCTGCGAATGATGACACCCCGTACGTAGCATATATTACGGATTCTCGTCCGTATAAATATTTTGCTATTGTGATAACCAGGCGTTATACCGCAGATGCAACACAAGGTGTGAGTATTCGTGATCTCCAATTCTTCGGCACCCCCGGTCCCACGACCCTCGATAAGGGTTCGCTGTCGTTGACCAGGTCCCTCGATGTTCCCCGCGTTTCGCGGTACGACGTGGATACGGAAACCCCTAGGCCGGAGAAGTTGGTGCTGGATTATGATACAACGGTAAATTCTTCATTAACTGATATCTCGGGGAATGGGAATCATGGGGTGTTTAATGGTGGTGCTAAATACTCCGCAGCGGATAAGGCGTTTACTGGTGCAACACCGTCAAGTGGTTTTAATGGAAATACGAATTATATAAGTGGAAACCTGTCGGGTGTTTCCGGTGCGTACGCACATACACAATCCTATTGGGTCAACGGCGCAGATACAACCCCGAGATCTCCCTTTACTGTAGGTAAGGATGTAAGTACAACACGTGAGTTTTTAAATATGTGGTTTACAACGTCTAAATGGGTCATGAATATAGACGGGTTTGGTTTTCAATTTGCTGAAACAATTTATGATAACCAATGGTATCATCTAGCAGTAACGTACGATGGTGGATCTGTTCAGGGTTCTTATAAGTTTTACGTCAATGGTGAATATAAGATACCCACTAGTGTCGATAACGCTTCGTCTTTTAACTCCTTAAATTTACCTTCAAATCCAGAAGTTAGAATAGGTCGAAATAATGGGTCACAGTGGTACAATGGGATGGTTTCAAATCCCAAAATCTACTCCGTCGCCCTCGAAGCCTCGGAGGTCAAGAAACTCTACAACTTGGGCCGAACCGGGCGGTCCATGGTCATCAGCGACACGGCCGTCGGGATCGGGAAAGCTCCTGAAGCTCAGTTGGATGTTAGGGGGAACATAAGTTGTAACGGAGTTTTTAAAATGAATGCACCGATCGCTTTTTTTGCATATTCTACCAACAACGCAGCAGGTAGCGCTGGTACCGTTTTCACTGGGTTTAATGCCACAAAGTTTAATTATGGTAATAATTTTAATACTAGTACAGGAATTTTTACAGTTCCTATATCGGGTGTGTATACTCTATCAGCTACAATGCGCGTCACTGCAATAAACCAAAGTGTTTCATATTATGATCTTGAGCATGTCAATTCGGCAGGTACGAGTTACGCGATTGCAAGAGCTGAAACCAAGTCTGGTGCTGGTACTGATCACATGAATGTCACGGCTATTTACTATGCTAACTCAGGTGACAAATTTCGTATACTTGTCAAGGCCAATATGCAAGCCGATGCTGCCGGGTACAGTAACTTTTGTGGTTCTTTATTATGGGCGTGTTAAATACCCTTGAAGCCCAAATTTTACTCCAAAGTGAAACGACAGGACTTTTTACAGCTCCTATAAGTTCGGGTATACGGTGAGAACGCGTGGTACCGGTTGGTGCACATGACATTACGCTCCATATTAAAAATATAAAGTAACAATAGATGCATATAGAAACGTTATCCGATTTTGTTTACCAAACGATAAAAACTTTGAGCCCCGAAGTGATCGGTTGTATACATTGGCTCGATACGTACGAATCTATAACATATCCCGAGGGTCATACAAAACCTTCAAAAGAAGTCTTTGATGCCAAGTTGCAGGAACTCATCGATGCTCACCCTCTCAAGCGACTCCGAGAAGAACGTAATAACAAGCTCAAACAAACGGATTTTCTGACAGTTTCAGATTTTCCTTACCCCTCAGAAGATATACGATCAGCATGGCTCGCATACCGTCAAAAACTTAGAAACATAACGGCTACGGAGACGCCCAGTCTAGATGAAAAATATCAATTGGTAGTCACTTGGCCCACACCACCAATTTGGCCCGCGAATGTGGTCTAAGTTCCAATCGACGCAGTCGATTGTCCCTCCCACGAATCTCTCAGGTTTGTCGAAGTATGGTATCTAACCAGTGAAGTTCTATGAACTTCCCAGCTTAAAAATAAACTCTCACTATATTATAAAATGTCTGGTGGTATTGCCCAACTCGTAGCCGTCGGAGCCCAGGATGTGCATCTCGTCGGTCAGCCCGAGGTGTCTTTCTTCAGGTCCACCTACAAACGTCACACTAATTTTTCCCAAACTGTCGAGCGTCAAGTCATCCAAGGCAACGTCTCGAATGATGGTATGTCCACCGTCCGCTTCGAGCGCAAGGGTGACATGCTCAACTATGTCTACCTCGTTCCCAACACAGGCACTGCGACGGTTGCCGTTGCTGACTGGAGGACTGTAATTTCCAAGGTTGAATTACTAATTGGTGGTCAACTTGTGGATGAACAGGATTCTACCTACTCTACCCTCATCGCACCCACCCTCTCCGCGACCTCCTCCTCCAAGTCGGTTGCCGGTGATCTCTATGGTGGCTCTACCAACGAGCGCTTCTACCCTCTCAGGTTTGCTTTCTGTGAGAACTGGCAGACTGCCCTTCCTCTCATTGCTCTCCAGTACCATGATGTGGAGCTTCGCATCACTTGGGGTCCCAACGCCGCTGATTCCAGCAAGAAGTGGGACATCTACGCGAACTACGCCTACCTCGATACCCAGGAGCGCGAAGTCTTCGCTTCCCAGCCCCAAAATATGCTGATCACCCAAACTCAGAAGGCGATCTCTTCGGGCTCCAAGATCCAAGAGCTCAATTTCAACCACCCAGTCAAGTACCTTGCCTCGGCGGACAGCTCTGCTCTCGCGATCCTCAACGATGATAACAAGCTCAAGCTCCAAATTAACGGTACCGATGTGTCCGACTTCAAGTTTGCGAACCCTAACTACACCTCGGTTCCTCTCTACTACCACACCTCCCACGGTAACTCTACCCCCGGCGACAAGCTCTTCACGTACCCCTTCTGCCTCGAGACTGGTAAGCTGCAGCCCACTGGTACCCTCAACTTTTCCCGACTTGACTCGGCTCGCATCGTGAATGATAAGCGGTCGGTCGGTAAGGATATTTATGCCGTAAATTACAATGTTCTCCGCATCGAGAATGGCATGGGAGGCCTTTTATATTCTAACTAAATAGTAAATGTGGGACCTTATTTTCCTACTCGCCATCGTTTTTGTATTGACGTACGATCCTAAATCCAGGACACTCGA